AAACAAATTGTTTAATAGCAATGGGGTCTGTGCTTCCATTAATAGAAACAACCATTCTTGAGTATCTCCCAGTAACCCCTTCTTCTGGGAGCTTGTGCTTTGCGCGCTGCTGGGTTTGAGCTTCCATTTCTTTTTCGTCCTGTCCGGTAAGCAACTTTATCTCGGCTACTATGCCAGATTTCGGCAATTTTAATAAAAATGTGCCATTGGACGTAATTTCAACATTTGAATAATCAGTCTTTTTCTCTTCAATTCCACTCAAATCAAGACTTATCTGATTCATTGTAAGACATTGCTGACAAGGGACTCTTACCTCATAATCAGGGCCGTAAGCATTTGCCCGAGCGCTGATTAATATTGCATTTCGATCTCCAGACAACAAAGAAGCAGGTTTAATTGATTTGTTGACAAGAATGCTTTCAACCAACTTTTCATAAACAACGCCTTCGCTATTATATGCTACATTAACCAAAATATCCTCTTCTTTTGTTGTCATAAAATATACTTCAACAGACTCTTTTCCATGAAGAGGGTGTTCTTCTGAATAAAACTTACCCTTTGATGGTAAATGAACAATGTCTACGGGTGGTGTGTATATTTGTTGTGGGGAGTGGTGGCTTGTCTTACTTGCATTTCTGTCTTGCATTATTACCTCTGGCCAATGGCTGTAGCTCTATCGGCTGTTTTATCAAAAACTTTTAACTGGGCCCAATCATATGATAACCCAACTTGAGCAGAAGTTAAATCGTCAGAGCCATAACTTAATTCACTAAATTTAACACTTTTTATAAAAGCGCCATGCAAAGTCCACTCTTCGTGAACACTATCATCTGGTCTAATGCTTTGAATTTTTATTTGTCCTAAAGAATTTACAAGAGAGCTTTTATTTATATCATTTTCAATTAGCTCGCCGGTATTTGTATTATCTGGAAAAGAATAAGCGCAAGCAGTTAATTTTTTCATAAAAGTGCTTGCATTTGAATGACTATAAACTTCTTTAATTGTAAAGTTAATATCGTCCCACTTGACATTGGTGGGATAGTTAAAATGCCAGTTTAAAAGTCTGTGAGCCTCGGTTTCAACTGTATATCCCGGCCTAGCAACCTGACTTACATAAATTGGATGAAATCCGTTAATAATTAAAAGAAATCTAAAGGATTGCTGTGCATCCTTTGTCATCTTAGCCCAAGCAGGCGCAGAAACGTCTGCCGCAGGACAGTTCGACACGAACATCCTTCGATTCAACTCAGCTATAATAGAACCAGCCATTTATTTAATCTGTCGCAAAAGTTTCAAGTTTAGCCCAATCATACGCCAACCCAACTGTAATGCTCATTAAATCTTCACTGTCATATCCAACATCATCATAATTGATGTTTTTAACCCAAGCGTTATAAAGTCGCCACTCTTCTACTTTTTTGCCATCCGAATCAATTGTTTGGATTGTTACATCGCTTAAAGCGCTTGAAGCAGCTTTTCTCTTTGAAATGCTTAAACGCCACAACTCATTTTGGCCGTTCCAGTCGCTTGGAACTGCATAGCCCGAATCTTCAATAACTTTAAACATTGATGCGGCAATTTCAGGGTTAATTGGGTCAACTAGTGAAATCTCAATGTCATTCCAAGTAACTCTACCGGGGAACTTAAACTCGTGTGATAAAAATTGATGTTTTGCGCCATCCGAAACTGTTATTTGTGGCCGGCCAGCAGTTTTAATAACCCACGCAGGAATACCACCAAGACGAAGTATAAATTTAAATTTCCTTTTGGGCTCGATATTCATCGATTGCCACTTTGGAATATTATCGGGTATTTTACTTGGCATTACAATTTATTCTCCTAGGTTACTATAATTAGTGCTAATCCTCAAAAGCCGCGCCAGTATTTGTGATAATGAAGTCAACAGCTATAAATTCAATTGATCTTGCAGGCTTCAAGAAAATCTTGGCATACATAATGTTTCTGTCAATTAAATCTGGCGTTGTTGTGGTTTCATCCAAAACTAGCTTATAATCAGTTAAACCAAATCTTGCTTTAACGTCATTAAGGAATGGATTCGCGCGATTAATAAAGCGCTCCCAAGTTTCTCGGACATTTTGCTCAAACAGAAGATCGTTTGAAATCGTAGAAATTCCCTTCTTGACAAATAAGAGCAATCTACGAACATTAATTCTGTCCAAAGCACTTCTTGTGACCTGTAGGGTCTTCTGACCAAAGATAACAATCCCTTCTTGTGGGAATGTCGCAATAGGATTAATGTTAGCATCGTAAAGATCGTCACGATCCTTGGATGTGAGCCGCTGGGTTATACCAATTACTGGCAAACCAGCAACGCCACTTGAAAGTCCGCCGCGATTAAAGCCAGCAGGGGCAAACCATGGAGCTTTAACTCGGTCTGTATAGGACATCGCGCCGATTGCGACAATAGATGGCGGAACGTGCAGGAAAGTGCCCCCGATGGTGTCTCTAATTCTAACCCACGGGTAGTAAGCACAGCCATAGCTACTGTTCAAGTTTCTATCTTTTAGATTATTGATCACATCTTTAGTGGTAATTCTATAAACTGGCTTGCCTTTATTACTAGAATCAGCACCTTCGAATGAAGGCTCAAAATCCTTTTTAAGATCGATTACGGCCAAAGTGTCGCCGCGGGATTCAGCAACATCAACCAATTTGTCAGTAAGTGGCTCGTGCTTTAAGCCAGGAATTGACAAGAGATTGCACTCAACAACTTCTGGATCCTTGATCGTATCAATGATCTCGTTGTAAGTGTTAAATACGTAACTATTCTTGTCTGTTGGTGTTGTAGAAGCATTATGTAGCAATCCGCTTCTCAATGGCTGTTGTTCTGTAATATTTAACCCATCAACGCCGCCGTGGAAAACAGTTGTGAACTTATTAACTCCCTCGTCAATAAGATCTTTAACAGAACTTGTTGAATACATAGAAGTAAAGCCGCGGCCTAGGGCCCCAGTTGGCGACGCCCACGAGTCCGTTTGCTGGTGGCAGCCAGAAACATAAACAAAATCATCCCCACGTTGGTCATTTACACTTTGACCATCGGTCATGGCCTGTGTTGACTGCGAAAGATCATCTAATGTAAAGACATACTGCGCTGTTAAGTAAGCATTTGTTGTGTGGCCGTCCCAAGCATCAACAAGCGCTGATGCGCCAACGTGAAGGTGATCAGTAATATCTTCGTTGTATTTTGTTTTATAATTTTTATCTCTTGTAATGCCAGTATATACACCGTAATATGCAGTCTTGAAATTTGTTCCGCCGATCGCACCAGAAAGTCTCATTGGTAGTGCGGGGAATCTAAATCCAAGCGAACTGGATGAGGGTAGGCGGCCGGCGAGTTGGTCCGTAGAATTTCCATTTGTACCCGAAATCAATTGTTGAAAATCTATAGTGACGGGATGAGGCGGATTAGAAGCAGAAAGTGAAACATTAGTTCCGTCTGCAGTGCCGCCAACAATAAAAGCTGAAGCCTGAATATTGTCAGGGCCAGCAGTGCCACCGATGGCGGTACTGCTGATGCCGCCGCCTCGCCAGCCGAGATCCCACCACCGACTGCCGCTCATCAAGTGTGTGGCCGTCCCGGGGACCGTGCCGACGGCACCGGCGCCGACGGTACCTTGAGGCATATTAACCCAAGCAAGATCATGATATTTTGGCGGCCCCCAGGCACCCCATGGGAGATATTCTTCATTAGTTGCGCCAACATCGACCTCAGTATTCATTTCTATTCTGATATATTTTGAACGATTTGGCCACTGGCCTCTTTCACGAAGAATCCGCTCAGTTGGATCAAAAACTGTATACATATCGCCGACCTGACGCGCGACATAATTTTCAGAATCCGGATTTAAATTGCAATTGTCATATTTCTCTAAAACAATCTTCGCGGAGTCTCGATCTTTAATGTCGCGAAGCTCAATGCTGAAAGTACCATATTTATTGTCGTTGTTTTTAGAATATCTAATATTTGAAATAGAAATCTTAAATTTGTTTTGGCACCAAGTGCCGTTATCCAGCCCGTGGAAACGGAAAAGTTTTTGCATATTTCTGGCATCGAAAGATGTTCCTTCGCCAACGTTCTGCGAAATAAACCAGCCAGTTCTACTATTTCTACGATTGCCAGAGCTATCTGCAAATCCGACTAATTTGTGACCATGGTCATAATTAGCACTAGTGCTATTTGAAGCGTGAATCGGCATAATTATGCCTAAATATTTTGGTGTTGCATTGGCGCTGACCGCGACAGCCCCGCTTACATGTAAATATGTCATATTCTCAGATTTATAAGAGCCAGAAACAGCCGTATTCCTAGTTGCTTCAATGTCTATTGTATCGCAAAATGATTCACCAAGCCAATATGACGAAGTTACAGAACTAACTTCTGTAGTTACTAATGTTGGGTTCGTATTAAAAACTCTTCGAAGATAACTTCTATCACCACTATCAATTGAAAACGAAATTGTTTCGCTAAAGCCCATGTCACTATTTTCAATGCTAGCAATAAATCCGCCGTTAGCATCAGATTGCATTAATTGGCTAATTGAATGTGTCATAACATTATCTGCGGCACTCACACCGCCGAGAGAGCCGGTACCGTCTGCCGTTGTTCCATCTAGGCCAATCGATCCCCCGTTCATGTACCAAATTGCCGCCAAAGAGCCGGTAGCTTGACTCGGGGCCGGTTGTGCAGTTTGAGCTACACGAAGATGCTGAGATGCAGAAATTTTGGGCGGAAATACCCAAAGGCCGTATGCGCCGCCCACCTCGTTGCCAGCCTTGTTGTCGCTGATCAGCAAGGTGTCGCGCACCTGATCAGTTCTCCAGCCGGCCTGACCACTATTGTTTGAAGTGGCCGCGGCCCTGTTTTTATGTTCCGTGCCCAACAGGCGCACAATATTAG